CCTGAATATCATACCATTTACCAGAGTAATCTTTGCTGTGAAATACTTTTACCTACTAAGTCCTTTAAACGTTTGGATGACAGCGATGGTCGTATCGCACTTTGCACTTTGGGCTCAATCAATTGGGGTGCGTTCCGTAACCCAGAAGATATGCGCCGTGCTTGTCGTATACTGCATCGTAGCCTCAATAACATTCTTGACTATCAAGACTTTCTTTCCATCCAGTCTAAATTATCCAACGACGAAATCAGACCGCTTGGAATCGGTATTACCAACCTTGCCTACTGGCACGCCAAGAGAAGCCTCAGGTACGGTGAGAAGGATGCTCTAGCAGAAGTTAAAAGTTGGATGGAACATCAAAGTTATTACTTAACAGAAGCATCAGTTGAACTGGCTAAAGAGCGCGGGGCCTGCCTGCACAGTGAAAAGACACGTTACGGACAAGGCACGTTTCCATGGGAACTACGTGCTAATGGTGTTAACGAGCTAGCAGACTTCACACCTGAACTGGACTGGGAAACACTACGCACACAAATGAAAGAGTATGGTGTACGTAACGCTACACAGATGGCAGTAGCACCAGTTGAAAGCAGTAGTGTTGTAATTAACAGCACTAATGGTATAGAGATGCCTATGAGTCTAATCTCAGTTAAGGAATCTAAAGCTGGATCATTTGTACAAGTTGTTCCAGAATATACAAAACTTAAAAACAAATATCAAATGATGTGGGAACAAAAAGATTGTGTGGGTTATTTAAAAACTGCATCAGTGATAGCAGCATACGTTGATCAAAGTATTTCAACTAACACATTCTACAATCCGGCACATTGGGCAGATCGTAAAGTACCGACTACGTTGATTGCTAAAAACTTGATGCAAGCTCATGTGTGGGGTTTGAAGACATTCTATTACAGCTTGATTAATAAAGCTGGTAGCAAGGCTCTAGAAGAACCAACACCCGAAGTACACTATAACGGATTCCATAACGAACGTGAATTAATTGAAGATGAAGATTGCGAGGCATGTAAACTATAATGTTAGAAACTATATGTGACATAATGGTAGACGCTTATAAGCGTAACTGGATAACCAGTCGTGATGGCAATGTAAGTATACGACATCACGACCGTGACCACTTTTACATTACACCAAGTGGTGTGCGTAAACAAACACTTCAGCCGGATCAGTTTAAGAAGATTGGCATTGAGAAAGGCTACTATGATCAACCTCCTCGATTGTATCATGCAATCAAAGAGTTAGAGTACACTGAGATTAGTGCTAACTTAAAGCCTAGTGGTGAACTACCATTACACTTTGGATTACAAAAGGAAATGGGACAGCATACAGGAGAGGTCCGTGTGGTGGTACACGTTCATCCTACTTACTGTATTGCGGCCATGCATGCCGGCATTGATTTGAGTACTGTAAGTGCAGACTTTCCAGAATTAAATCGTTATACCAAAGTAGCACCCAACGTGGGCGATGTTGCTCCTATTAGCCAAGAGCTTGCAGATGAATGCCATAAGATGTTACAATTAGACAACGCTGGCAATATTGCCTATGATATTGTAGGTATTAAAGGCCACGGAGTTGTAGCTATTGACACAAGTCCATGGCGAGCATACGAACATATAGAACGATTAGAACACATTTGCAAGATAGTACTTGCATCAGGAAAATATTAAAATGAGCAAAGCACAATACAACTTAAACACAAAGACAGACTATCTTAATCGCAAGATGTTCTTGGATCCAGCAGGGCCAGTGACCATTCAACGTTTTGAAGAAGTCAAGTACAAAAAGATTGCAGACTTTGAAGCTACCGCACGTGGGTTCTTTTGGCAACCAGAAGAGATCAGTCTGACAAAAGATTCAAACGACTTCAAGGACGCCAGTGACGCAGTTAAGCATATCTTTACCAGCAACTTGTTGCGTCAGACAGCATTGGATAGTTTGCAAGGCCGTGGACCAAGTCAAATCTTTATGCCTGTAATATCGTTGCCCGAACTAGAAGCATTAGTTTACAACTGGACATTCTTTGAAACCAATATCCACAGCAAAAGCTATAGTCATATCATACGTAACATTTACAACGTGCCCAAGGATGTGTTCAACACTATTCACGACACCAAAGAAATTGTAGACATGGCAAGTAGTGTGGGCAACTACTATGAAGCATTACACGTAGTCAATTGCCGTAAACAACTAGGCGAGGCAGTTACTGAAAAAGAACACATTCGAGCAATCTACATGGCATTGCATGCCAGTTATGCACTAGAGGCATTCCGCTTTATGGTATCATTTGCCACCAGCCTGGCTATGGTTGAGAACAAAATCTTTATTGGTAATGGCAACATCATCAGTTTGATTCTACAAGACGAATTGCTACACAAGGGATGGACTGCTTACTTGATCAATCAAGTGGTTAAAGAAGACTCTAGGTTTGCTGAAGCTCGAGACGAATGTCAAGCAGAAGTATATGCATTGTACATGGATGTTATTCGTGAAGAGAAAGAATGGGCAACGTATCTATTTAAGATGGGTCCAGTTATTGGATTGAATGCAAATATCCTACAAGACTTTGTTGATTTTACAGCTGCAGGAGCATTAAAGGATATTGGCATCAAATACAATAACCCTGCCCCTAAGTCAACACCTATTCCTTGGTTTAACAAACATAGCGATACAAGTAAAAAACAAACAGCCTTACAAGAAAGTGAGTCAACTAATTATGTTATTGGAGTAATGAGTGATGCTGTTGACTATGACGAATTACCTATGCTATAATACAGCAAGGAGAAATAATGTTAACAGTATATACGAAAGATAATTGCCCGTTTTGTGATCGTGCAAAAGCACTATTAGAAAATAAGGGCGTACAATATAATACAATAAATGTAGGACAACAACCAGAAGCTCGACAATTTTTAGTTGACCAAGGACTAAGATCAGTTCCCCAAATTTTTAACGGTGATACGTTGTTAGAAGGTGGATATCAAGGTCTAGCAGGTAAACCAACAGAGTTTTTTGAACAATTAAAAGGATAATCATGTTATTAGAAAAATCAAAATTTACCGAAGGCGACATTGTTAGTTTTAAACTAGTAAGTGGCGACGAAGTAATTGGAAAATATGTAAAAGAAGATATGACTTGTTTTACTGTTGCTAGACCAGTGATGTTGGCAATGACACAAAAAGGTCCAGCAATGGCACCAGTGATGATGACCGTTAATCCGGATAACGACTATACGATTACTAAATCGGTAATCTTATTTCATGGATCAACAGTTAAAGAAATTGCAGATCAATACTTGTTTCAAACCACTGGCATCCAACAAGTCAGTGCCGGCAGTATTGTAACAGGATAATATTATGCCAGCAATAGCCAGACAGGGCGATCCAACAACAACCGGGCACGGATGTGACGGCACTACAACTGTCACAGGTCCCACCGGTGCTAGCGCCAAAGTTTATGCTAATAATATTGCCGTAGAATGCAAGGGTAATCCTACAAGTCCGCATACGATAATAGCCGGTATCGTATGCGTCCCGCATAGTGCAGCAATCAATGTAGGTTCGGGTAGCGTATTTGTAGGACAAATACCAGTTGCAAGAGTCGGCGACTCAACTGACGGTGGCGCCATAACCGCAGGTTCTCCTGATGTATTTGCTGGTTGACATAGTTCAAAATATCTAGTATAATACGAGTATGAAAAATAAAATCATACTTACAGACGCAGACGGTGTACTACTTGATTGGGAGTATGCCTTTGATGTGTACATGCAACAACACGGCTTTACCAAACAAGATGGTGGCAATCTAAAATACAATATCGGAGCTCGATATGGTATTGATATTGAACAAGGTAAACGCTTAATCAAAATTTTTAACGAATCGGCTCACATGGGATTTCTCCCTCCGCTACGTGATGCCATGTTCTACGTTAAACGACTTCACGAAGAACACGGATATGTATTTCACTGTATTACTAGCCTAAGCACAGATGAAAACGCACAAGAACTTAGGCGCATGAATCTACGTAAACTATTTGGTGCTACAGCATTTGAGAAGTTTATATTCTTAGGTACTGGCGCCGATAAAGATCAAGTACTTGAACAATATCGAGATAGTGGTCTATGGTGGATAGAGGATAAAATTGTAAATTGTCAGGTCGGCACTAGCCTGGGACTTAATAGTTTATTGATGGAACACGGTCACAATATGGACTTTGATGATCCAAAAATTCCTAGAGTCAAGAATTGGAAAGACATCTATGAAAGAATCACTGCGTAAAGGTTGGAGACTTTGGGCAAAATCAATTGGTGAAAAAGCAGGTAGAACTGTACAAGAAGCAGATCAAGTAGCCATAATTCGAACAGTAATTATTATTACATACATTGTAACAAACTGTTTCATTATTGCTGGTGTAATTCGACACTGGTAATAACTAATATAACAAAGGAGACTATTATGTCAAACAAATATTCAGAGTTCACATCAATCGTAGAAGCAATGGAAAGCGATTTTGAAAAGTTTTACGATAAAGAAGTTGGTGCCGCAGGTACTAGAGTTCGTAAGCACTTACAAGAATTGGCAAAACTATGTAAAGAAACACGTAACGATGTAACAGCAACAAAAAACGCACGAAAAGAGACAAAATAAACCGATAAATACATATACACTTTTTAAGGAGGGTGTATTATGTTAGAAACTTTATTTTGGTTTGCATTAGGTGCGTTTGTTGGTTGGAATTTCCCTCAGCCTGATTTTGCTAAGACAATTCAAGCAAAAGTGCTAGGAATGTTTAAGAAAAACTAAGTCAACTTATTTAATGCTACAGGCGTTATATTAATATGTTCGAGGAGAACACTATGAAAAAATTGTTAGCTATTTTACTATTGACTATTAGTGCCTCTGCATCAGCACAACATCACGGGCACCGATGGAATCACGGGCATGGGCATGGGCACCGAAGTGTTAATAATTGGGGTTGGATTGCCCCAGCTGTAATAGGCGGTGTGGTAGTATATGCCGCTACACGCCCATATGCAGTTGTACAGCAACCTCCAAGCGTAGTCTATGTTCCGCAACCAAATCAACTTGTTGTACCATATGCAGCACCGCAAGGATTTCACTGGGAACAAATATTAGATGCTAACTGTAATTGCTATCGATTAGTATTGGTACAAGGATAATATGGCCTATTCAGAAAAAGTAATTGACCATTACGAAAACCCACGTAATGTTGGATCATTTGCAAAAGAT